GTAAATATCTTGCCGATACCGCCGATAACCGAGGCGATCCCCCCGACGATATTCCCGCCGGCGATCTGGGCCGCGGCCGAGACGAACCCGCCCAACGCGGAGGTCAGCTCCGCCACCTGCCCGGCGGCGTAGCCGGCCTCGTCACCGAGGATATCACCGATACCGCCGGCGATCGTGTCGAGGTCGGCCGTCAAGGATTGGACGGAGGTATCCATGCCCTCTAATGCGGCGGCCATGCCATCCCTGTCACCTTTCCCAATGGAATCCAGCAACTTCTTCCAGTCATCCCGGATCGCCTTGAAGGGCGAGCGGGTACGGATCGCCTCCTCCAGCCGCTTGATGGCGTCATGGTACTCCCTCACGTTCTTGGGATCCCACGCCGACGTGTTGACCTCCCGGGCTTGCTTGAGCAGCTCTTCCATGGACGGCAGCGCCATCTTGTCGAGGTCGCCGAATATCTTGTCCCACATGCCCGTGTCCCTCAGCTCGTCGATGGACAATTCGGACAGGGCTTTTTTCTTACCCTTGGCGGCCTCGGCTATCGCCGCGTTGATGGCCTCCTTGTTCTTCTCGGTGCGTTGGGATATCAAGAAAGCGACATCCTCCGTGTATTTTCGCTCGATCTCCAGCCGGCGGGCGGCGTAGTCTTGATACTGTCTCAATGTCTTTTCCAACAGGTCGGCCTCCGCTTTCTCGCGGGTACTGTCGGCCAGCAGGGTGGCGTCGGATAGTTCCTTGCCCTGGGAGGCGGGGAGCTGGGAGACGGTCGTCGTTTTCGGCTTAAAGGATAGACCTTTCCTCTTCCAGTCCGGGTTCTCGTTCTCCCATAGGTCTTGCTCGATCTTCTGCCGGGCGAGGATATATTCCCGGCCTTTCTTCCCGATCTCGTTGATTTTCTTGTCATAGTTTAAGGTGATTTGGGCCAGTTCCTTGTCGGAGCCCTCTCTCATGAGGTTGATGTTTTGCTGGCGGAGCTCCAGCTCGGCGTCCTTCTCCTTCTGGGCGAGGACGGCCTTCTGCCGCTCGATCTCCAGCTCTCGCGTGGCCGTCTCGGCCTTGATGACATTGGCGGCCTCTCGGGCCTTTTGCTCCTTGCCCAGCTGTTTGTCCGCGGCGGATCGTTTCTTCTCGTACGAGTCGTACGCCTTCAAGGCCTCCGTCGCCTTGTCGATATCCGCCTTGGCCGTCTTGTAGGCGGTGACGATGGCCGGCTCGATCCCGGCGGTCTTGCCGGAATCAAGCAATTCCTTTTGTCCCGCGTCGATGGATTCCAATACGGAGGTGGCTTGTTCTTTGATATCCTCCCAATAGGCCTTGTTCTCGATTATATCTCTCTCGGCGGCCTCCTTGTTGAAAAACGGGGAGAATTGTTTTTGTATATCGGAGATCTCCTTCTCTGATTCATACACGCTCCTCACGTAATCCTCCAGCTCCTCGTAGAAGGAGCCTCCGAGCTTCTTCCCCCCGAGCTCGCTCCGGATCTTGGCGGACACCCCTCGCCATGCCTCTTCCCATGTTTTGCCCGCGGCCCGGAAATCCTCCGTCAGACCGGGGATGATATCCATGATCCCCCCGGATTTGGACTCGCCGAGCTTCTTGGTCGTGATCTCGCGCATCTCCGTCAACGCCTCGGATTGCGTCTTTATGGCTTTCTCCAGCGTCTTGTCGATGGCGCCACTCTGGGCTTTTAACGCGGCGTTCTCCATGAGTTGCCTGTTGACCAGCCGGTAAGCCTCACGGATCTCATTCAGTGAGCTCTTCTCCGATAGCAGGTTCGGGAGATACTTGCCGTACGTCGTGTTGATCTCGTTGATAGCTTTCCGGTGCCCTTCCGTCCCGGCCGTGGTCTTCTCCAACGCGGAGAACAATGTCCGTAGATGTTGCCGCTCCGTCGCCAGGATGGCGTTGAAGTCGGTCATGCTATCGTTCAACCTCTTCTGGGCTTGGTCGGCCCCGAGAAGCCCCTGTACCCAGTTGACGATATCCTTCCCGTACACGGACAGCAACGTGATCCCCACCACCAGCGCCGTCTGCCAGCTAACGATCGAGGTGAGCACCTGTTTCCATACCGGGATGGCCATCTGTCCGGATTTCTTCAGCAGGTCATACTCAACCCGCGCGGTCCGGATATTATCGGCCAAGATGGGGAGGTTATTGGAGATGGCCAGGAAGAACATGTTAGCCCCCATGGTGAGCGATGGCAACTCCCGGGCCACCTGTTGCACCGACATCGACAGGCTGTTGAACCCGGTGCCGGCGGAGCGGCTGTAGGCGGACAGGCGGGATTGCGCCGTCTGGATCTCCTTGTCGAGGTCGCCGATTTGTCTCAGGATGCCCTGTCCGGCGTTTCCCTCACGGTCGGCCTTGGACAGGTTATAGTAAGCCGTGGTAAGCTCCTGCAGGCGTTTCTGCAGGGCCATGACGGAATCGACGGCCCTCGATTCCGTCTGTATCCGCTCGTTCAGCGTGCGCATGCCACCGCTGATCGCCTCGCGCAGGCTGTTCTCCCGCACCGCTAGCGCCGCTTTCATCCGCGTATATTGCCGGGTGGTGACGGTGCCGGCCTCCAACCCGTCATCCAGCGATCCCTGCACGACGGCGAGGTCACGCAGGGCGTTGATGTTCTCCTGTATGGATACGGCCAGTTTCCGGTTCTCGGCGCTCATGGCTCCGTAGGCCGCGCCGCTGTCGGCGATCAAACGCTGGTAGGTTTTCGCCGACTCGTCACGAAACCCCTTGATGCCGAGCGTCATCTTCTCGACCTCGTCCTCAAGGTTTCCCCGGAACTCGAATGTTATGTATACGGGATCGTTTTTCATGATCTAGCTCAGTCCTAAAAATTTCAGCTCCTCATCCTCGGTTTGGATGACATCCTCCTCCCCGGATCTCTTTCTCATACGTCCTTGGTCGTTGATCATCATCAGGATGACACACCAAGGGATCTTGTTCATCACCTCGTCGTACGTGAACGCCCCGGTGGAGATCAGCGCGTGGATTTGTCCGAACGGGCTATGGGGAGGCTCGTAAGCCTCCTTTAACTCCCTTTCCCTGTCGGTTGGCTCATCACCGGCTCCGTCAGTCTCAAGCTCGCCGCCGATGTGATAATACTCACGAAATCCGACCCGTCGCAAGTCAGCACCACGATCTTCATCAACTCCGCCATGCCGCGCATCCCCATGTGGGAACGGATATATGAGGCCAGCGGGCGGTTCAGCAGCCATGCCGACATCGATCCCCGGATCATGCCGTAGGCGATCAGTCTCGACGCCGTCACGCCGTGCTTGTCGATATACTCCATCAACGTGCCGATATCCCCGGACATCAACCTCTTTATGTCGATATTCATCCGGCAGAAAAGCCGGGCGATACGGAACACGTTGCTGCCGACCGGCCGTTTCATCCAATATCCTATGGTTTTCTTGCCGAATATCCGCAAGGGCCATGGCGCCGGGAGGATGATCTTGAGCCGATGGTCCAGCAGGGCCTCGGCGGCCTCTATCTCTACCTTGTCCATCACGCGTCGGATTTAGGTTCGCCCAGCTTGTAGATGGCGTACGGTCCCTCGTTCTTGCCGATCGGGGCCAGCGCCTTCGCCGTCACCTCGATCTGGGCGATGTCGGTACGGGTCAGGTTCCAGACGAAACGGGCGTTCACCTGCGCGTTCGGGATGTCGATCACCACGCCGTGCATGGAGATCACACGGACGGCCTTCCGTACCGTCACGATGTCGCGCGGGGCGTGGTATTTAGTCACCGAGTAGGTCTTCCCGTCGATGGTCACGTCCTCGGCGGTCGATACCGTGCCCCCGAACACCTCCTTCAGGGTGTCGTTGTCCCATTCTAGGAAGTTCAGCTTGACCTGTTTCAATCCCGGCTCGTTCCCCACGCTCTCCACGGGCGCGGCGGGTTCCTCCTCGCAGTAGAAGTCGGTCGTGGTATCCGCCTCGGTCGTGAATGAGGCCGTGCCCTTCAAGGTGCGTGCCAATTGCTTCATTACGGCGGGCATGCCGCCTTCCGGGTTCACGTCGCCGAACTGGGCGACCTTCAGGCCTATGGATCTTGTCTTGTTTGTTTCTGTCATGTCTTTGATTTTTGAATTATGAGTCTTGATTTCTTTTTCGGGCGAGAACCCAGCCTAGGGCGAGGCCTGCCAGAACGCCGGTCAAATACCCTTTGAGCGTCATCCAAAAGGGGATGTCCGGAGGCTCTTTCACCTTTAAGGTGTTCGCCAGCTCCTCTTGCGCCCGGTCCAGTCTCTCCTCCAAGGAGAGGACCAGCGCTTGTAGGCTGTCGCATCCGGCGTGGATGACGATCGTTTCTCCCTCCAGCCCGACCGAGGCCGTGGCTTGTCCCTCCTTTTGGGTGTAGGTGGCTCCTTTGGGCAGCCTACGGAGGCTGTCGATCGGCACCCGCAGCGTCGCCAGGCTCGATGGGATTGTCGCGAGGGTGGCGGTGACCTTTCGTTCCCACCGGAGGCTGTCGGCCGCCCGGACGGAAATATCTTCTCTTGTAGTCCTGCACGAGGTGGCGAGCAGGACAGCGATCATACATAGGGCACACCACGATCTTCGCGACGCAGCCCTCCAGACGCGACATACGTGCCTGGAAATCCCGTATCTCGTCATATAGCTTGAATATGGTCTCATTGTCTTTCTCGGCCATGAGCCGGGACACGTCGTCCTTCTCCAGCCGCTTTCTCCTCTTGAGCAGCGGAAGGCCGGCCAGCCAGTTCAAGAGGACGATCAAGCCGCCTCCCGTGCCGAGATAGTTGAACAACGCGTTCCAGTCCATGAGTCCGAATTTTGAATTATGAGTTTTGAATTATGATTTAACTGTCAACTGTCACTTGTCAACCGTCTTGAGCCACCTTTGTACGTCGAACGAGGGGCAGGCCTTCGCCGCCAGCTCGTTGTGGCCGACGATCCGCGCAGAGGGGAAGCGGCGGTGGAAGTCCCTCACGTAGGCGGCGAGGGCTTCCCGCTGCTCCGGGGTGCGGGTGTCCTTGGGGGTGCGACCGTCGGCGGCGACCCCTCCGGCATAGACGATATGCCGGGAGACGGAGTTATGTCCGGCCGCCCCGTTCGTGATCTCCCAGGGATCCACCACGTCGTCCTCGTTATTATCCACCAGTCGCTCCACCGTACCGTCGAGGTGTATCAGGTCGGTATAGCCCACCTGTCTCCAGCCGCGGCCGCCTTCACTGAGGGGGGCGCAATGCCAACGGCGGATCTCGTCCGCCGATACTTCGCGGCCTTCGGGGGTGGCGGTGCAGTGGATGACCAGATATTGAAGTCGTGCCATGATTCAGGATGATTAAGAGATATCAGAAGTGGCAATTTCCACATACGCATTGCCGTCCCACATCAAGGTCGTCACTTTGGAAGCCGCGCAGTTCGCGCCGCCGACCGTAGCGACACCCGTACCTTCATTACGGATAATCAGGAGTGATCCCGCCTGCACTTTCGTCTCCACATCAATCGTTTCTTCCAATGCCGGGGTGACGGTCACCAACGCCGGGTTGGCATCATGCACGATACCGGTCTCCTCCACTTTCCGCTCCACGGCCACCGGGAACGGGATGGTCACAAGGCGTTCGCCTTCCTCGTTGTAAGGGGCGTAGAAATCGAAGCTCCTACGCGATTTCATATTGACGTAACTCATTGTCGTATCTGTTTTTGAATGTGAGACATTATGCCTTCGGCGAATAGATGGCTCCTAAATACTTGCCGGTTACCGGAGTGGCGACACCACGCATATTGAAGCCGACCACGTCACCACGGTATTCAGGATCGTTCAGGCGGTAATACATATCTACCGTACCACGGGCACGGGCCACGGCCTCCTTGTAATAGAAAAGCGAGGAAGGGGCGTCTGTTGCCGCTACCGCCGCATTCCAAGGGGCTTTCTGGCCTGTCGTGCCGTTGTACCTCGGAGTAAGGGACGAACGGACTACGGTAAAGGAGAACAATTTGTTCTCGTTATAGAATGCCTTATACATGTTCAAGTCCTGCATTCTAAGGTCCATGGCATGTAGCGGGTTCAGGATCAAGATACGACCCTCGGTCGGTACTTCCAGCTCATCGAAAGCCAGTTCCATATCCATTACCATCTCGTAGGTCATGGCCTTGTAGCCACGGGCGTTCTTTGCCCCGGTAGCGGCTTTCACCGGGGTGAAATCGCCGTTCCCTGCCGGTGCCCAATTGAAGGCGGCCAGACGGGCAAACTTCTGCCGAAGTGAATTGCGGTGCCCCTCGGTCACGCTTTGGCGTTTTTCCGCGGACTCCTCGATCTCGATAGCGTTGATATGTACCGTGTTCTCGGTATCGAAACGCTTCAGCATGATCTCGTGCGGAATGTCGGTACGCGTCACGATAGGAATCGGATACAGCTCGTTGTCGATATACACCTCCGGATCCACGCCGGCCTCCTGCAAATTCAACTTGTTGTTATCCACCCAAGCGTCCAGGCTCTTCGAATGCGTGAGGAACGAGTCCGAGGGGTAAAACCTCTCGATGATCTCAGGAATCCAGATCTCGCGGTTCAGTCCTTCAGCGAGGCATCCGGACAGGTTCAGAGGGATCAGGGACAGCCCCGTCTGTACGGCGAACATCGCCCCGTGGCTGACTTCCAAGCTGGAAGCGAGGGCTCCGCTTGTCAGGGCATTGAACAACAATGCCGTAATCAATGAAACAATAAATTTCGTTTTCATTCTCGATCGTTTGTTTTATAGGGTTTATACTTGTTTTCAGGCGGGGTATTTGCCGTATGTCTCGAAAAACTTCTGTTTGTAGAGCTCCCCGTCTTTTTTCAATTCTTTCAGGCGGTCCGCCTTGACGATTTCGGAGAAGGTCATGTCGGCGAGTCTCACGCTACCCGTACCGCCCGGAGAAGAGGGCTGTATCCGCTCCGTCACGCTGGCACGTGGCGGGATCGCGTCAAGCTGTGCCTTGGCACGCTCAAAGTCGGAGTCGAACATACCGATCCAGGCGTCCTTGCCCTTAGCATCCAGACGACCTTCCTTGATCGCTTTGTCCACCAAGGCGACCGCGGAAGCCTTGCGCTCATCCCTTTCCTTTTTCTCGAAGGCTTGCACTTTGGAGGACAACGCCTCTTTCTCTGTTTTCAGCGTGGCGTTCTCCGCATGGAGCTCGTCACGGAGCCGGATAATTTTCCGGACCTCGTCGGCAATGGCCTGTTCGCTCGCATTGTCCGACAGTTTCAATAAACCTGTTAAAATTGTCATTTGCGTTTCATTTTTATGTGATACATGGATACCGGAAGTGGTATCGAACAGTTTGATCAACGTACCTTTGTCGCTCAGGTCCATCCGCTTGTTTTCCTTGTCATATAAGGCCAGCGCGTTGTGATTGCTTCCTATGGTACAGATAGAGGCCTCACGCGCTTTCCATGTGACCATGGTTGGATAGGTCTGTCCGGGCAACATCAACGACGGGTCATCCGAGCTCTTTCCCGGCCACGCGCCTATGCTGGCGGCCCTCAGGAACCCGCGATCCACTTTGCCCATGACATCGGCGGCCCTTTCGTCATCCTCGTCAAACACGGCATCGGCAAGGATCAGGGTTCCCTCGATACGGATGTTCTCCCATCGGCCAATCGGCAGCTCCCAGTCGTCATGGTTGAGCAGCATGACCGGGTTGTTCTCGAATACGGACAGGTCGGCTCCGGATGTCAGCATGCGGAATCCTTGCGTATTGACGGTCTCATCGTGTAATATGAATGTCTTTTTCGGCATCGTTTTTTTGATTTTCCACCCCAAAGTTGCGGGATAAAAACGAGCCGGAAAAATCGTGTTGTAATGGTTACATTAAATAAGCGGTTTGTTTACATCTACCTGTATAATAATACTTTGTAATTATTCCATCCGGAAAATCGCTCGTACTTTTGAGGGTGCGAATTAGCAAAATATTGATGAGTATGGGTACGGATTTAAGCATAAAGCAAAAGAGGGAATGGGCAAAGATGCTCTACTTGAGGGAACACTTGACACAGGCGGAAGTGGCCGAGCGTGTCGGGGTCAGCAGACAGACGCTTTGCAAATGGGTGAAAACCGAGAAATGGGAGGAACTGAAGACCTCCGTCAGCCTGACACGGGAGGAGCAACTGGCCAACCTCTACCGGCAGGTAGCCGAGATCAACAAGGCCATCGCCAGTCGTGAGGAGGGGGAACGGTTCGCCACCTCCAAGGAGGCCGACACGATCAACAAACTGGCCGCCGCGATCGAGAAGATGGAGAAGGAGACCGGGATCGCCGACATCATCAGCGTATCCAAGGGCATCCTCGACTGGATACGCAAGACGGACACGGACAAGGCGAAGGAACTCAGCTTTTATTTTGACGCATATATAAAGGACAGGCTTAAATGAAACCACTTAAAACCATAGACAAGCGGGCCCTTGAGGATTGGGACGCCTACCTGAGGTCCATCCGCAAGGATACGGCGGTCGATCTGGATATGCCCTACGAGGAGAGGCAAAAGCGGTTGACCTATCTGGAGAAACATCCGTTGCTATGGATCAAGGAGATGTTTCCGAACTATGCCAAATATGAGTTTGCCTCCTTCCATAAAAAGGCCATAAAACGGTTGATCTATAGTCCAAGGAACTGGTACGAGGTCTTGTCTTGGGCACGCGAGCTGGCCAAGAGCACGGTCGTCATGTTCGTTGTCCTCTTCCTTGTACTGACCGGGAAGAAACGGAACATCATCCTCTGTTCCAACAGCCTCGACAACGCGATCAAGCTGCTTGCCCATTACCGGGCGCAACTGGAGGCCAATCAGCGCGTCCAGTTTTATTACGGGGATCAAAAAGGATTTAAATGGACGGAAGACAACTTCATCACCAAGGGGGGAGCCTCCTTCATGGCGGTCGGTGCACGGCAAAGTCCGCGTGGCGTAAAGATCGAGGAGGTACGTCCGGACACGATCCTCGTGGATGATTACGACACCGACGAGGAGTGCCGTAATCCGGAGATCGTGAACGACAAGTGGAACTGGTTCGAGCAGGCGTTGTATTTCACCCGTTCCTTCTCGGAACCCCTGCTCACGATCTTTTGCGGGAACATCATCGCCAAGGACTGCTGTGTGGCACGGGCCGGCAAGAAGGCACTCGAGCTATCCCGTCGGGAGAACCCGATCGGGAACTGGGACATCATCAACCTGCGCATGGTGGACATCAATCACCCAGATCCCAAGAACGATTTCGCCTACGGGACCTCCGTCTGGCCGGAGAAGAACGATGAGGAGACGATCGACGATGTCCTGGCACAGGTGAGTGCCGCCAGCGCGCAAAAGGAATGTTTCAACAATCCGGTGACGGAAGGCTGCTATTTCAAGGAGATCAAATGGGGACCGGTACCGCCGCTCCACAAGTTCCCGTTCCTGGTCAGCTACGGCGACCCCGCCCCATCAAACAAGGTACCCAACAAAAAGGGGGTAAAGAAGCTCGGCTCTTACAAGGCCAACTTTTTGATGGGCGTGCTGGACGGGAACCTGTATGTCATCACCGGCTACCTGGACCACGTGAAGAACGATGAGTTCGTCAATTGGTATTATTATTTGCACGACTATGTGGCCGACCGGACACAGGTCTACAACTCCATCGAGAACAACAAGCTACAGGATCCCTTCTACGAGCAGGTATTTGTCCCGCTTTTCCAAAAGAAATGGGAAGAGACCGGATACATCATCCCCATATCGCCCGACCTCCGGAACAAACCGGACAAGTTCGCGCGTATCGAGGGAAACCTGGAACCCCTGAACCGGGCAGGACGCATGATCCTGAACATCGCCGAGAAGGACAACCCCAACATGGCACGCCTAGAGGAACAGTTCCTCCTTTTTGATGACGGGCTACCGGCACCGGCCGACGGCCCCGACACGATAGAGGGAGGGTTCTTCATCTGCCAGCAAAAGGCGATGGCGGTCAAGGCGGGAAGTTGTACCGTCGGAACACGCCACAGGAACAGGAAAAGATATTAACTCCCAAAACATACATCAAATCATGGCATTTTTGACAATACAGGAATTAAACACCCATCTGCATGACGAGCTGGTCGAGACCATCACGCGAGGGGACGCTACCATAGCGGAAGCCGCCATCGACGCGGCGATAGCCGAGGCGAAAGGCTACCTGACACGTTTCGACTGCGCACGTATTTTCTCCGCTTCGGGAAGCAAGCGAAACCAGTTGCTATTGATATTCGTAAAGGATATCGCCACCTGGCATCTCGTCAACCTCTGCAACGCCGGGACGGACTTGAAGTTCCGGCAAGACCGCTACGAGAGGGCTATCGATTGGTTGAAGGCCGTCCAGCGGGGCGATGTCTCGCCCGACCTGCCCGACCGGGAAACGGAGGAGGACGCGGGAAATAATAGTCCGATCGGCCCCATCGCGTACGGTAGCAACCCCAAACGGTGCCAACATTTTTAAAAGACCGTTAGAACGCTGTTTAAACGGCCGCACAATCAAACGAAAACAAAAAGACGAATCATGGCAAAGAAAAAAAACAAAGTGGCCGTAAAAGGCGTGGATTCGGTCGTGACGAGACAACGGCCGGTCTATACTGAAATATTGGTCCGCCCCATTCACCGGGGCGTGAACGACATCGGTTCCTGGCGAGGCGCCCTCCGGCTAGCGGACTTAGGGAACCGGACGAGACTGTACGACCTGTTTACCGACCTCCTGATCGACGGTTACCTGTCGGACGCCATCGACAAACGCATCGACGCGGTGACGGACGCGGATCTCGCCTTTACCATCGACGGCAAACGGATCGATGAGATGGACACGCTCATGGACACGCCGGAGTTCGAGTCGCTCTTACGTGAAATCATGCTCTCTCGTTTCTGGGGGGTGTCGCTGGTCGAATGCCTGTTTATGGACGGATTCAGTTTCAATTCCATCCCTCGTAAGCATATCCGGACGAGGGCCAAGGAGGTGGCCATCCGGGAGGAGGATGAGCACGGGATACCCTATGCGGATAACGACCTGATCATCCAGTTCGGAGGAGACGATGATCTCGGTATCCTCCTGCGTGCCGCCCCCTTTGTCATCTACAAGCGGGGAGGCTTCGGCGACTGGGCGCAGTTTGTCGAGCTTTTCGGTATGCCCCAGCGTATCGGGAAATACAGCAGCATGGACGAACAGAGCCGCCGGGCGTTGATCCAGGCGTTTGAGGAGGCCGGATCGGCCCCTTACCTGGTCATCCCCAAGGAGACGGAGGCCACGCAGACGACACTCAGCGGTTCGGCGAACGGTGCCCTTTATGACGATTTCCGCAATGCTTGCAACGAGGAGATCCTGATCACCATTTTAGGGCAGACCATGACCACACAGGACGGCAGCTCGCTCGCTCAGGGACAGGTCCACATGGCCGTACAAGAAAAGAAGCACCGGGCGGACCGACGGTTTGTCGAACGAATGTTGAACAAGTATTTCGTTCCGCTCCTGGAGAAACGGGGATATCCGGTCGGCGGTGGTCGGTTCAAGTTCCTGGACAAGGCACAAGAGATTTCCGTACAGGAGACCGTCATACTCTCCGACATCCTGCCCATCCCGCAGAGCTACCTGTACGAGAAATACAACATCCCGCGGCCGGAGGGCGACGAGGCCATCGCCCGGAAAGAACAACATCCCTCATTCGTGTTACCTCCGGAACAGGATGATCCGGACGGCCCGGAAGGGAAAGCGGCAGCGATCCGGAACAACGACCGGGGATGGCTCCTTCGTCTTTGGGATTTTTTTGCGGGAGCCCCGCAAGCCGGGGCGACAGATGGCAAAGCCCGCATTCGCCTCAGTGACGACACGATGCGGAACCGGATCATCAACCGGGTAGCGGACGGAAATGGAAAGACATTGTTCGACGCGGAACTGTTCGGATTCTTCTCAGACGACTTTGTACGTGCCGTCGGAGAGGGTCGTGCCAAGGTAGTGGGGCTTGCCGATACCACTTTCACCTACGGCGCACGGGACGACGCTTTCATTACCTCCATGGAGACGAACGTGTTTCATTTCTCCGCCGCCAAGACGCTGGCCGAGCTTCAGGAACTGAACAGCCTTTTCCGTGAAAGCGGCAGCTTCGAGGAGTTCCACAAAAAGGCCTTACAGACAACGGACGTGTTCAACAAGCGGTGGCAGCAGACCGAATACGAGACGGCCGTACTGACCGCCGAGTCGGCAAGCAACTACCAACGGCTGGTCGGGAAGACGAGGCTTTTCCCTTATTGGGAGTACAAGACGGCCGGGGACGACAAGGTGAGGGAGGAACACCGGAAACTGGACGGTCTGGTCCTTCCGGCCAACGATCCGAGGTGGGACAAGATATTCCCGCCGAACGGTTGGAAATGCCGTTGCTACGTGGTTCCCCTTATGGGACACGAGGCGGCGGGCGTGGACATGGAAGCGGAACAAGCCCGTTGCGAGGCGTTTTTTGATACCCCGGAATGGAAAAAGGCCCAAGCGCAGCATTGGGACACGAACAGGGGGAAAAGAAGCGAGGTGTTCAACAAGGACCAGATGTACATACGCAAATTCCCGGATGTGGCGGGAAAGCTGCTCGGCAACATCCCCCTGGATACATGGGGAGTGACCCCCTCGTTGAAAAAGAGGATCGGGGAGAGCGCCGTCCCGATGCCGGTATATGAAGGCGACGCGTCTACATGGTGGAACCTGCATTGCCAATATATAAATGGGAAGGAGGCGCTTCCCGTTACTGACCATAATGGCCGGACTTGGTTTATGGCCAAATCGGATTATGACGCGCATACATCCAACAAACGGAAGAAACGCGAGTTCAGGACAACGTTCCTCTCCTGCATCCAGGACATCATGGCCGATCCGGACGAGCTTTGGTTGGGACAGGAATACAAGGACCGTGACAACAAGGAGTCGAGGCTGACCAATTATATATGGATCAAGTACTATAAGGAGAGGGCGGTCGCGTGCGTTTCCAAGGTGGAGAACAACCGTATGGTTTTCAAGTCGTGGTTCGAGGTACGCAATCCAAAGATCAGGAGCGGGCTGCTGCTTAGGAAAAAGAAGTAGGTTTCTCGCGAAAGGCCTGTGCATGCTGGTGAGCCTGATAGCTATGGTCCCTCCACCTACCTCAAAGGAATACCTCGCCTTACAGTACCTCTCGTAAGCATTGCAAACATACAAATTATTTCAATATGGATTTCAACGAGTTGGAAAATTATTTGAGCTCCCTGCCGGACAAGATACTGGATGACGCCGCCGAGATCGTGGCCGAGACCGCCACGTCCTATTATAAGGAGCGTTTCCGAGAGAAGGCTTTCGACGGGAATCCGTGGGCACCGGCAAAGGTACCGCGCCGGAACGGGTCGCTCCTGATCGACAGCGGTAACCTGATGGGCAGCGTCCGCCCGGCATACGTCGGGCGCGACAAGGTGGTCATCTCCGCCGGCAACGACAAGGTGGACTATGCCAAAGTCCACAATGAGGGGTTCACCGGCCGGGTAACGGTGCCCGCCCATGTGCGCCACACCCCCAAATACGGGAATGTAGAGGTAAGGGAACACACCCGTCGGGCGAACATCCCGGCACGTCCTTTCATGGGGCGGTCGGACGAACTGGCGGAAGAGATACACAAGCGGCTGGAAGGATATATCG